CAGACCACTAATTATTAGTAAGTTAGAAGAATTTTTTAGAGAGGAAAGTGTAGTGGTTCGTTCAAATCGTTTGATTGACGAATTACAGACTTTCGTCTACATTAATAATAGAGCAGAAGCAATGCGAGGATACAATGATGACCTTGTAATGTCTTTTGCTATTGGACTTTGGGTTCGTGATACTGCATTAAGACTACGAACCGAGGGAATTGAGTTAACAAAGAAAACTCTCAGTAGAATGCAAGATATTGAGGGTGTATATACCAATGACGATGCTAATAGAAATGACAGCTGGGATTGGGAAACAGGAAAAGAAAAAGAGTCATTGGAATGGCTCTTATAAAAAGTGAGGTAAAAAATGGCTGATACAACATTATTTGGGAGATTGAGAAGATTATTTTCTACAAATGTTATCGTAAGAAATGTAGGTGGTAAA